TTCCTGGCAGAGACCGAAAGTTCAAGGAAGAAACCATTCGCAACACTTCCGAAAGGCAGTGGATGCAGGAGTTTGAGTGTCAGTTCCTTGGTTCTGAAGATACTCTCATATCCTCCGCAAAATTAGCATCCATGCCTTTTGAGGAACCAGTTCGTTCTGCGATTGATGGGTTGGACATCTTTGAAGAACCAAAGAAGGATAACGTCTACATCATGTGCGTTGACACATGTAGAGCACAAGGCGCTGACTACCATGCTTTCAGTGTCGTGGATGTCACGCAGATGCCCTACCGAATGGTCGCAAAATACAGAAACAATACTCTTCCCGTTCTCATGTATCCCACGGTCATAGAAAAAATGGGAAAATATTACAATGATGCGCATGTTCTTTTAGAGATCAATGACGTTGGTTCCGAAGTCGCGGATATTCTCTATCAGGAGTTGGAATATGAGAACGTCCTTTTGGTTTCCAATCGTGGAAAGAAAGGACAAAAAGTGGACGGTGGTTTCGGTGAGAGTGGGAAAGTTCAATTTGGTGTTCGGACCAGTTACCAAATCAAGAAATTGGGGTGTTCCATCCTCAAGGAAATGATAGAGCAGGACAAGTTGGTTGTTTCAGACTTGGATGTGATTTCCGAGTTCAGCACCTTTATTTCCAAGGGAATTTCCTATGAAGCGTCCGAGGGATACCACGACGATTTGGTTGACACCCTAATTCTCTTCTCTTGGTTGACCACACAGACTTATTTTAGGGAAATCATAGACATTGACACTCGTAGAAAACTCTACGAGAAGAGATTGCAGGATTTGGAAGCTTCTTTGTCTCCATTTGGGTTCATAGAGGACGGTATTTTGGACTTCGAAGCAGAGAGGCAGAGAGATGCTTCTCTCTTGTCCCGAGAGGGTTCCGAGATCAAAAATAGGGAATTGCCACCAGATGATATAAACATGGAAGACGATTCCAGTTTTTTTTGGTCCTGAATCCACCAAAATAACTAAAAAGATAAATATACTGAGAACAGAGATATACTCCATGTCTTAATCAAGGAGAGAAATATGGCATTTCAAGTCAGTCCAGGTGTAAATGTAAGTGAAATTGATCTTACGACAATTGTTCCAGCTGTTGCTACTTCTCTAGCTGGAATTTCATTTCCAACGGAATGGGGTCCGGGTAATGAAGCTGTGTTGGTTGACACCCCAAAAACATTCAGAGAAATCTTCGGTGATGTCAAGGATTGGAATTACGGAAACTATTTTACTGCTCTGAACTTTCTTTCCTACTCACGAGGCCTTTTGATGGTTCGCGCTCTCGGTGACAAAACCAAAACTGCAAATGCGAACACAGGGGGGTTGACTATTGGTGCTAGTGGCGGGGAAGCATATGCCCCAAATGACGAATACGATATTTCGACCTTTAGTGGTGGTTTCTATGCTAAGTATTCGGGAGAAAAGGGAAATTCTCTCGCAGTCTCGATTGGTAGAGCTGGAACTTCGGGTGTGACCGGATCTTGGCCTTATTTTTCAAGTTTCCGCAGAACTCCGAGTTCCACTGACAATCTTCTTTCACTCGGTGGAGTTACTGCTACCTACGATCAAGTCCACATCGCAGTAATCGACGAAAATGGAGTTTTCACTGGAACCAAGGATACGGTTTTGGAGAGATTTGAAGGTGTTTCTCTTCACCCGAGAGCAAGAAGAGCAGACGGAACTTCACTATACTTCAAGAATGTCATCAACAACGAATCCAAGTATATCAAGTGTGGTGGTTCACTCGATGCTTATGATTTGACAACCGCATACGACATAGGAAGTGGTTTGGGAACCGCTCAGAGTGGAACTCCAACCAAGATTTTTGGTTCTTCGGGACTTAGCGCGGGTGGTGTCACTGAGTCCAATTGGGAAAACACTTTCGTGTTCAATTGGTCGAATAGTGTAAACACATATGTCACCGCATCTCTTGCTGGAGGATCAGGACAAGAATACACAGGAAGCAGAACAACTGTAGGAGACGGAGTTGGTTATGATGTTCTTGCTGACGCAGAAAAGATAGATGTGAACCTTCTTCTCAGTGGTGACATAACTGGTCCAACTGAAGTCCAAGAACTCAAGGGAATCGCAGAAACTCGCAAGGATTGTGTCGTGTTCTTCTCCTGCCCTGTGGGTAGAGAAGGCAAGAATGTTGAGAAGACAGATTCAGAAAAAGCGCAAATTTGCGTTGACTTCAAGAATACCGTGGGATCAAGTTCATACGCGATCATCGATTCGGGTTACAGAAGACAATTCGACCCGTTCAACCAAATATATCGTTGGGTTCCTCTCAACGGCGACACCGCAGGTCTTTGTGCAAGAACAGAATATGATCTTGACGCATGGTGGTCTCCCGCTGGTTACAACAGAGGAATTTTGAATGGTGCTGGGTCTTTGGCATTCAATCCCAATAGAACTTATAGGGACAGAATTTATCCAAAGGGAATCAACCCAATCATCAACGAGAAGAATTCGGGTACTTTGCTTCTTGGAGACAAGACCGCTCTTTCGAAACCAAGTGCTTTCGACAGAATCAATGTTCGTCGTCTCTTCATAGTTCTTGAGAAGGCGATCGCTACCGCATCCAAGTATTCACTGTTTGAATTCAACGATGGATTCACTCGCGCTAGATTCATTTCTTTGGTTTCGCCATATCTCAACGATGTGAAATCCAGGAGAGGACTTATCGACTTCAAGGTTGTTTGCGACGAGTCCAACAATACACCAGAAAGAATCGATAGAAACGAATTTTGGGCTGACATCTACATCAAACCAAACCGTTCGATCAATTACATTCAATTGAATTTCATTGCAACTAGAACTGGTGCTAGCTTCAGTGAAGTCGGAGCTTAATTAGAAATTTTATCAAGGAGATAGAAATATGGCATTTCAAGTCAGTCCTGGAGTAAATGTATCAGAAATAGATCTTACCACAATAGTTCCCGCAGTGGCAACTTCACTTGGTGGAATTGCCGGAAACTTTGAATGGGGCCCCGCAAAGAAAGTTGTCTTGGTCGATAGTCCCAAGATGTTCAGGGAAACTTTCGGGGAACCCAAGAATTGGAACTACGAACAGTGGTTCTCAGCAACAAACTTCCTAGGTTACAGTAGTGCTCTTCAGGTAGTTAGAGTTGTCGATGCAACCGCGAGTAATGCTTATGGAGCTGGAGCTACACAAGGAAAACTCATATACAACGAAGATTATTTGAATGGAACACAAAATGGAATTTATGCTAGATACCCAGGAGAAAAAGGAAATTCACTGAAGGTTTCCATATTCCCAGGTCCAGGTAGTGGCACTGCCGACGCAGATGGATTTACCGGATGGTATCAGGGTTCCATAGAATATTATCAGAACTTCGGTTACGGTGGTGAAGGTGCTCCTGAAAGCACCACGAACATTCAGTTCCTTGAGGATGCTAATGGGACAACCACCAACGACCAAATTCACGTTTTGGTCATCGACGAAGACGGTTTGTTCACTGGCGCAAAGAATACCGTGTTGGAAAGATTTGCCAATTTGTCTGTTTTCCCAGAAGCAAGATCAGAAGATGGAACTTCCACCTTCTACAAGAGATACATCAACGCAAATTCGCAATACATCTACATTGGTGGTGAAGATCCTCCGGCCAATGCTGCAACAGACTTCAAAAACCAAGCAAGTATATCGTTCAGTATTAAGTCTGGAACTACCTATGTCGTGAATTGGGGAATTACAAACGATTCGAACGGAACTTATTACTACGACGAAGGCGCGGATTATTTCTCTCTCACTGGTGGATCTGGACAAACCAGCGCATCTTTGGTGACTGCTTATCCAGCATCGAATCCAGATGGTTACAACCTCTTCGAAGATGTCGAATCATACGACGTAAATCTTCTTATTGCTGGAAACGTGACTGGAGACAGTGCTGCTAACATTCGTGATATAGTTGAAGCAAGAAAGGATTGTGTCGCATTCTTCTCGGCAGTCAACAAGAACGAATTTGCGTCTGAAACTGATAAGGTTGCTGCTTGTCAATCAATCAAGAATAATGTTGGATCAAGTTCATATTGCGTAATCGATTCTGGCTACAAGTATCAATATGACCCATACAACGACTTGTATCGTTGGGTTCCACTCAACGCAGACACCGCAGGTCTTTGTGCGAGAACAGAATACACGAATGACGCATGGTTCTCGCCCGCAGGTTTCAACAGAGGTCAAATAAGAAATGTTGTCAAGTTGGCATTCAATCCATCGAAGACATACAGAGACCAAATTTACCCTGACGGAGTCAATCCTATCATCACGGTTCCGGGAGAAGGGACTATTCTCTACGGAGACAGAACAGCTCTTTCGAAACCAAGTGCTTTCGACAGAATCAATGTTCGTCGTCTCTTCATAGTTCTTGAGAAGGCGATTGCCACCGCATCCAAGTATTCACTGTTCGAATTCAACGATGGATTCACCCGATCGAGATTTGTTTCCTTGGTGTCCCCATTCTTGAATGATGTTAAGTCGAGAAGAGGAATATTTGACTTCAAGGTTGTTTGCGACTCGTCCAACAACACACCAGAAAGAATTGATAGAAACGAGTTTTGGGCTGACATCTACATCAAACCAACTCGTTCCATTAACTTCATTCAGTTGAACTTCATCGCAACTAGAACAGATAGTAGTTTCAATGAGTTCGGTGCTTGATATTTTCGGTATAAATAATAGATAAATCTCATTAAAAAAAGGAGATGTAAATGTCGTTACCAAGTGTAGATCAATTTAAAGCGCAATTGTCGTTGGGTGGTGCAAGAGCTAATTATTATTTGGTGAGTGGCCCAGCAATGGGTGGTGCAGATTTTAGCTATCTCTGTAGATCGGCATCTTTGCCAGCTGCTACAGTGAATGCAGTTGAAGTCAAGACACCAGGTGGAAGGTCCATAAAATTGGCAGGTGAAAGAACATTTGAAGCTTGGAATATTACAGTATATAATGATACTACGATGGTTATGAGAAGAAGATTCGAAGCATGGCAGTCTCAGTGTGCTCAGTACGGCAATCCACTAGGCGCCGATCCTCTCGACGCATATGGTAAATCTGACTGGGTAGTCACTCAGTTGTCTAGAAGTGGGGTGGCAGTTAGAAGTTATCAATTCTTCAACATGTGGCCACAATCTCTTGGTGCTATTGACTTGAATTTCGATGATGCTGGAAGTATTGAAGAGTTCGAAGTGGCTATGGAATATTCTCACTATCAACCAACAGGTAATGGTCTTAACGTAGTAGATCCTGCTATTGCGATAGTATCTTCTGCTCTGGCGGGTGGTGGCATTAACACTGCTCTTGCTTCGTTGGCAACACTCGCAGCTGGAACTGCTATTTCAGCAGCATCAACAGCGACAACTTGATATTTTTTTTATGACTCGTAATAAAGGGTAATCAATGGCTTTTGAATTATTTGGACTGAGAATAGGTAAAACCAAGCGGGAGAAGGAGGAATCGAAGTTAACTTCTTTTGTTCCTCCTGATACCGACGATGGTGCGGTAATAGTCGAAACGGGTGGATTCTACGGACAGTATGTTGATCTGGACGGATCCACCCGCAGTGACTATGAATTGATACAGAAATATCGTGACATGGCTCTTCATCCTGAGTGTGAAAGTGCGGTCGAAGAGATAGTCAATGAATCCATTATCGCTAGTGATAACACTGATGTTGTCAAGATAAACTTGGACAACGTGAATTTAGATAGTGAAATAAAATCCTTGATAACCAAAGAGTTCAAGACAGTTTTGGAGTTGATGAATTTCAACACAAAAGGTTATGAATTGTTTCGTCGTTGGTATATTGACAGTAGACTTTATTTTCATGTGATTGTCAATCCAAACAATACCAAAAAAGGAATAGTGGAACTTCGTTACATCGACCCACTGAATCTCCAAAAGATTCGCGAATTCAAGAAAGAAACCAGAGCAGATGGAACCAAGTTAATCGCAGATACAGAAGAATTTTACATTTTTCATAAGTATGTGTTCCCAGGTGGTCAAAAGAATTTTGCGACGGCACCTGATGTTCAGGGATTGAGAATTTCTCCTGACGCGATCGCGGCAGTGAATTCGGGTCTCTATGACACAAGAAACAAGAGAATCGTTGGATATCTACACAAGGCAGTGAAATCTTTGAACCAACTGAGAATGATGGAAGACGCAGTGGTGATCTACAGAATCTCACGCGCTCCTGAAAGAAGAATTTTCTATGTGGACGTTGGTAACTTGCCGAAACAGAAGGCCGAACAATATCTTCGTGATTTGATGAA